CTGGTCGTGCGCTGAAGGAGGCAATGCAAAACCAACGTGAAATAGCCGCATCCGCTGAAGCACGTGCAATGAAGGATGCAAAATCGTCGCTCGGGAAACCCATTGGGGCAGTTCCACAGCACGAATACTTTCTTTTAGCTAATAAATACGGGACTGAATGCTGGGATGACCGGGGATTTGTCCGTGACTTTTTCAAATCACAATCACACCTGAGAGCAGGACATATTTAATGCAGACACGGCCTTATTCTGAATTGTATGAACTTGTACAAGCACTCTGCGGTGTGGTTTTTGCTTCAATCGAAGCACCGAGAATTAAGGCTTTAATCAATCGTCGCGCAACTAAGGCGTACAAGGCGAGCAACTACTGGACGAGGTTCCTGCGTGTTGGTGAGCAACGCGATGTGGTAAATGGAATTATTCCCTTTACTGCCGAAGGTTTTAACGGTATTGACACCTTCCTGAGAATCTTCCCATTCCAGCCGTACAAAAACATTGGAGGTGGTGAGTATGAGTTTACCGTTGGACCATTCGGTGCTGAACTTCTGACTGGTCCATTCAACCCAGAGATCGCGTGGGTTATCTACAAGGCCCAAAAAGCTGGAACTTACGGGCCATCCGATTCAGACGAAACTAACATCCCAGAGGAATGGTTTGAGTACATGGCTCATGGAGCATACGCAGACTACCTCCGTGCTGAAGGGCAGCAGGAGAAGGCCGCACTAGCAGATCAAGAGGCTAACGAGATCCTGCTGGATGAGTTGATGAAGCTCGACGAGCAACACACTCAAACAATCATCTCCAACCGCATCTTCACCAATTCCAGCATGCAGTCCAGATATGGATTTGTTAGTGCGATTGGAGCAAATGGCGCTGAAGGTACTGCCACTCCATTGGAGTTTGAAGACGAAGATATAATTATTACTGAAGGATAGAAATGGCACGAAAGAAAATATCACAACTTGAATCCGCAGTAGATGTAACTGCCAACGACCTCATACAAATCGTTGACGTGGAAGATGGGGACATGGCTCCTAGCGGGACTAACAAGAAAGCTACGGCTCAACTGCTGGCTAATGAGCTAGGGAAACTAACAAGTGTCACCGTTACCGGAGGAACGACCGCTCGGTCGTTACCTAATAGGTTTAAAGACATTATAAACCCAATTGATTTCGGAGCTATTGGAGATGGTGTTTCTCGTCCGCTTTCTACTATTTATCCAACCCTTGCCGCAGCTCAAAGTGTCTATCCATTTGTGACATCATTGAGTCAAGAGCTTGATTGGGCTGCAATTCAAGCTGCTGTAAATGAATCCATGAAAACTGGAAAAATGGTTTACATTGTAGGCCCCGGCCCATACATGATTTCTGATACTATTGTTGTTAAAATCACAAGAAATGCAACCCATCCATTTCCTATTCCAGACATAAATGATGTTCATTTTGTTGATTTAACTAATGCAACAATTTTAGGATATGGAATGCCGACATTGAAGGCTACCACAGCGGTTGCTTCAATAATGGAGTTGATTTTCGATACGAGCGATAGTGATGTAGGACCATTTTATTCCCAAATAGAAGGTCTTGGGTTTGATGGGAACAATCTTGCGATTGCAGCCATTAAATCAGATTATACAATGCATTCAGCAATTGTTCGCAATAGGATTTGGAATATCGAAAGGGGGATTCAATATAATGGATATGCTGGTGCCCTTATTATGCACAATACCATTAGAGCAAAGCATGCGATATATTTCCCGGGGCCAGGAGGTGGAGATAGCGTGATTTTCGCCAATGATATTTATGCGCAAGATGGAATGGATTCTTCATGTTTTTATTTTGGGTGGTATTCTGGCAACACGAAAATAAGCGGTAACACATTTACAAATCCATATGGTTCTACATATTTGACGATTGGAGTCCAAGTTGCTGGAGGACCAACATCTGGACAAGAAGCACGCGATCTTGTGATAGAAAATAATGAATTTTGTGGATTTAAAGTTAGCATTAGAATGGATGGGCAAGCATCTGGAAACAAAAATGTTTATAGAATAATTGTCACTGGAAACAGAACATTGCCGTTTGGATCACAAAATGATGGCACGCTTGTATCGGCGGTAGATTGCCGTGGATTGCATATTGTTGACAACTTGCTTAATTCTAGTGCTTTAAATACTGCTACTAATAAAGGGATTGATCTTGCAAGATGCCAACAAACTAAAATTGCTGACAATAAATTTGCAAATTATAACATTGATGCTTTGATACTAACCAATTGTGAGGATAGTGAAGTTGTAAATAATACATTTATTGATTGCGCCAAGAGTGGGCAATCATTTGTTGTTGTAAATTTATATGGATCATCATCTGCTAGAAATTACTTTAAAAATAATTACTTCAGACAGTCGGATAGTGCAAATTTTGGGGAGTATGGAATTTATGAAAATACCGGAGTAGATTACACTGTTAGTTTTGATAATACATTTGATGGATTTAATATACCACACACAAAAGTTGGGGCAAACTCAATCATGCAAAGAAAGGAATACCTTGCATCAGTGCCAGCAACTGGAAGTTTTTACCAAGGTGATGTAGTTTGGAATACAACTCCATCTGCTGGAGGGACTCCCGGATGGGTATGCACTACAAGCGGGGTAAATACATTCGTATTTAAGGCTATGGCTAACCTTGCGCCGTAATATAAAAACAAATCAGACTAATGCATAAAGTTGCTGCCCCCTTGACACTCCCCCCAATCCCGCTACTATAACACCGCGATGAAATACGCTCTTGGAAACATGCTGAATGGAGCAGGTGGGCTTAACGCTGACCAACTTGCCCTCGACCTGCAATTTGCTGCGGACAAGACGTTGACTGCGCGTAAAGGCCCGACACCGGTGCTGACGCGAGGGAGCACTGGCACATTCGTGGGCAGCAATGGCTTGATCCAGACGGCAGCGGTGAACGCAGCCAGATTCGACCACGACCCAGTGACACTTGCTTCCCGTGGTCTGCTGATCGAGGAGGGGCGGACGAATTTGGCACTTCAGAGTGGGGCTATTGTACTTAATAGCGGTTGGTTTACTGACAACGTAACATCAACCGTAAGCGGAACTGGGCCGGATGGAAATTCATCTTATTTAATTGCAGAGTCAACGGCAGTAGGCGCACATTCACTTGCCAACAATGGTGGATCTGGAGGGTTGAGCGCAACATCTGTAGTCAGCGGGACAACTTATACTGGATCTATATTCATTAAAAAGGTGACTGGGAGTGTTGATTGGGTTCAACTAACATTCAGCGGAGTTGGATTTGGAACTGCGCAATATGCTAACTTCAACCTAGCTACAGGACAAGTTGGAAACTCCGCAGGACTTGCTAGTGGGACAACTCCAAGAATTGAATCGTTTGCAAATGGTTGGTACAGGTGTAGTTTCTCTGTTGTTGCGACTACCACTACTTCTATTTCAAATAATGTTATTGTTGCATTTTTAAACAACACCAACGGCACTACCCGCCTGCCATCCTACACTGGAAGCACATCCAACCGATTTCTAGTATCACTCTGCCAGTTTGAAGTAGGCGCATTCGCCACCTCCTACATCCCGACGACGACGAGCGCACTAGCACGCAGCGCGGATGTGTGTAGTATCACGGGGGCGAACTTTGCGGGGATGTGGAATGCACTGGAGGGGAGCGTGTTGGCAAACTGCATTTACTACAGTCCCGTAACCAACACAAACGGACAAAGGATCTGGGAGGCAACTGATGGAACTACTAGCAACTTTATTAGGTCGTTTAGGACCGCATCAACTGGATTTGCAGATTTTCGGAATATATCTGGTGGTTCTACAAATGTAACAATAACTGGATCTTCTGCTCTATCTTCATTCCAAACGATCAAACATTCATATGGCTTTGCAGATAATGATTATGTGTTTTATGTAAATAATTCACAAATTGGAACTGATAATCTAGGAAACATGCTAATATCACCAAATGCAATGTATATTGGTCTTAATTCCCCCTCTATTGGTGCAGGTCAGATAAGCGGCACAATCTCTGCCATTCGCTACTACCGCAAACGACTCTCCAACGCCAAACTACAAGCCCTCACCGCATGATCGACTACATCCTACGCTTCCCATCTAAATCCGCAGCCGAGCAATTCGGCATTGCGAGTGGTTTCGCGTCCGAGGTCGATGGCGAGGTGGTTTCTAACCTTGCTTCCCACGAACACGCAATGTGCGTGGTGGGCGACTACCAAGGCGCATGGTGGGTCTTGTTCCGCGATCTCGTAGGAATCCCGATTCCAGAAGGTGGCGAGCAGTTCATTTATTGGGCTTCCGATTTCACCGTGGACGACGAGGATGGCAACCCTGTCCCAGTCCCACGACCAATCTCCGATGATGTCCCCAATATCTGGTGGGCATAACTTAACACGAAAACATATATGAAAACTACCGCACTTGGCATTCTCACAATCGTCGCCACGCTTTCAAACGTTGGCATCCAACTTCTTAATGGTTCTGCTCCCGACTTTGTTGGCGCATTCGCAGCAGTAACCGCAGGATTTGGCCTAATCAAAGCACGGGACGCAGGACGATGACCGCTGAACACGGCAGGGATGTCCTGCACGGCATAGCTGGAACCGTAGCTCCCGCACTGGGGGTTGTGACCTCGTTTCAGGAGCAACTGGAATGGGGTCTACGCATGACCTCGCTGACCATTGGTATTGTTGTTGGCTTACTATCTCTGTTCAAATTGCTCAAGAAGTGGTAAGCTGATAGCATTGTTCTCTAATAGCCATGAAGTATGCACTAGGGAACATGCTTAGTAACAGCAGTGTAATCACCGCTGGGACCAATCTTTTATCTGGGCTAATAGCATACTGGAAGCTGGAGGAAGCCAGCGGAACTCGCTATGATTCTCACGGCAGTTATGATCTCACTGAAAATGTTGGAATTGATAACGGTGTTGGAGTAAAAGGTGACTGCGCGGTATCCAACAGCACATATGATGATGGAAGAAGTTTAACAATTTCCCCATCCCCATACGATTCTGTGGGATCAAGCTGGAGTCTGTCGTTTTGGATTTCAACAAATGGTGGAGATGCACCACAGATGTTCCCAAACGCTTGGGGTAACTGTTGCTTGTTTACAATTCCTACCATTGATGGAGATCAGATTCTGCGTGGTCAAATATGGAAAGATGGGGAAAGTGGTGGAGATGATGGAACAGATATAAGCAAGTCTGGGATCTACACTGGTGGGTTTGTCCATGTTTCTATAACTCACCACCTTCCAACAAAAACTGTTCGCGTATATTACAATGGAGTCGAAGAACATATAATCACCTACACGATTTCACTTAATGATGTGTCTGGAGGTGGCAGTGGAAATGAAAATTCATTACTTTCTATGTTTGGTGGAGACGTTCTAGGCACAAACTATGCTGGTCCGGGGAAACTGGATGAGGTTGGCATCTGGGGTAGGGTTATTACTGCGGCTGAGGTATCTGCCCTCTACAATGGGGGAAGCGGGATCACTTACGAGGAACTGTAGCTATAAAGGTTGCTTTTACAGTGGAACATGTTTAGAAGTTGACGAGTAGGTCAACTCCAGCTTGATCTATTAACCAAAATTCAAGCAGCCATGAACCACAATCAAATTATTGCGCTCCAAAAGCGTGTAGGAGCGACTCCAGACGGGTTCTGGGGTCCAGCATCCATCAAGGCGTGCAAAGCCCACCTGAGGGCATTTATGCCCCTAGAACGCAACCCTTGGCCAAACTCCGACCAAGCATCCCTTACGGCTTACTACGGCAAGGCTGGTGACGAGTCCCAGCTAGTTAGCCTCGTCGTGAGTGAACTAGGCATACGTTATGATGGCAAGGACGTGCGGACTATTAGGTGTCATCACAAGGTCGCACCAAGCCTCCACAGGGTGCTGGAGAAGCTCTCCAAGACCCCACATGCGTGGGTACTAAAGGAATATGCAGGCTGCTATAATAACCGACCCATGCGAGGTGGCTCACTGCCCTCCCTGCACGCCAGAGGTGCTGCCGTGGACCTCGCTCCCAGCACGAACGGCAACCGCGAGGCTTGGCCTAGCAGCGCAAATATGCCGCTGGAGGTGATGGAGGAGTTTGCGAAAGAGGGTTGGCTTCCAGCAGGTGCTTTTTGGGGTCGTGACGCAATGCATTTTCAAAGTACGCGATGAACTTTCCAAAACATATCAGCGTTGGTGGACTGCGCGTGAAGATCACCATTGTCGAGAATCTGGAAGATTTTGGTAGTTTTTCGCTTGACGACCTCACGATAGCCATTAGGAAGGGGAATACCAAGGACATGGTTGACACCCTGCGACACGAAATGATGCACGCTGCTTTCGCCATTGGCGGGATCGGTCACTGCAAACCTTTCGAGGAAGTTGAGGAGGGTGTTGTCAGGTGCTTGGATCACCTGTTCTTTCCCAGTTGGAACAGGTTGCTACAACAACAACCAACAAAACAATGACATACAAGAAGTTCCTCGTCGCTGCCGATAATCACGGTAGCCTAGTCTCGGAAGAGGCTAAAAAGAAGATCCTTAACTTCGCTAAAACATGGAAGCCCGACCACCGTGTGCATCTAGGCGACCTGTGGGACTTCTCACCACTCCGTAGGGGCGCGAGTCCAGAGGAGAAAGCAGATGGCATCTCTGACGATTACCGCATGGGCATTGAGTTCCTAGATGAGTTCAAGCCTAACTACCTCACCCTTGGAAATCACGATGACCGCATCTGGATGAACTCTACCAAGTGCGCTGATGGAATGCTCCGCGAGCATTGCGCTAAACTAGCTCAAGCCTCCGAGGACGAGTTCCGTAAACGCAAGATCCAATGGGTTCCGTACCATGTGAATAAGTATCTGCGCCTTCCAGAGGGTG